GGTATTTGAATAAGAGGGCAATGCCTATATAAAACCCCCAGAAATCCTTTGATTTCTGGGGGTTTTTGGAGCTACTGGCCGGACTTGAACCGGCGACCTGCTGATTACGAATGAAGCAACCGTTGTTTTCCCCACCGTTACCGGGTTTAACAAATGCTTGTGTAACAACGGTTTTGAGGTTTTAGTGTTTTGCAGCGTGGTGGCTATTTTCGCCGGATTTCACCTAAATAGCCACCAAATAGCCACCAAAAAAGAGGGCCGCAGGAGTTAAATTCCTGCGGCCCTCTTTTCCTTTTTTATGGGTGAAATGGGGGTTATCTTGGCCACATCATCGCTAAAGCGTTCGGATACCTCTACCGCTCGGGCCTCCGCTGCCGCTATGACATGGGCGTATATATTGGTGGTAGTGCTGACTTGGGCGTGGCCCAAGCTGTGGGAGACGATAACCATGGGGATCCCATCCGCAATCATCAAACTGGCGTAGGTGTGCCGGAGGGAGTGAATTGTGACCGGCGGCAGGCCAGACCGCCGGACGAAGGAGGTAAACCATTTTGTAACGGCGTCTGGAAAGAGCGGGTGGCCGTCATCCCGGGTGAATATACGGCCATCGGCATTTTCCCATGTGTCCCCTAAAGCCGCCGCCTGCTGTTCCTGCCACTGCTGCACCCCCAACAACAGAAGCGCCGCCGTTTGAGAAATCCGCAGGGGGCGTTCACTGCCTTCGGTTTTGGGGGTGTCGAGGTAGCACCCCTCCCCCGGCACATAGTTCCAAGTCTGCCGGATGTGAACGAGCCGGGCGTCCAGATCCACATCACACCATCGAAGTCCCAGTAACTCAGCACGCCGGAGGCCGGAAAGAAGGTCGAAGGTTATGATGGTACGCCACATAATGGGTTCATCCTGTAAAAGTTCCAGCAGCCGGCGGGCTTCTGGTTCATCCAAATATTTAGCGTGGCGATGGGCCAGACTGGGAAGATCGGCTTTTTCAGCAGGGTTGCTCTCAATATACTTCCACTTGACCGCCCGATAGAGAACCGCAGAGAGGACACGGTGATAGGTGTGGATCGTACCGGGCTTCAGGGGTGTATTGTCGGCTTGGGTGGAAAAGAGATCATCGTAGGGGAGGCCGTAGAACTCGGTGAAGCGGCGGGCGCTCTTCAGTTCTATCTCTTTTCCCTTTTTTAACTGCCTGAACACCCATTGAGAAAGGCCCGTCTCATCGGAAAGGGCTTTTATAGTTTTGCCATGCACCTTCATCCAATCCTTAAAGTCTACCTTTAGGGAGGACTTTGCCCTGGATCTCATCCCCTCTTCCTGAAGGTTGGCATAGAAAGCGGCGATATGCCCCGGCCGAAGATCCTTCAGACGAATATGACCGAGGGCCTGATTGACAAGCCGCATTTTCTCCTGGTATCCAAACGCCGTTTTCTTTTTCAGGTTTTGCTTGGCATACTGCTCCATGTAGATCTCGGTGAAGTCTACCAAACGGATACCGCCGTCCTGGGTGGTTTTGTGCCTCACCTTATCTTCAAATAGCGTGGCTTGGCGCTGGAGCTCTTTCTTGATCTGGGCCTCGGTCATGCCCTGCGATGGTACCCAAGTCATGGTTTCACGGAGATGTTTACCCTCGATGTTGTAGCCGGTTGATACCGTGATACGGTATCCTTTTCCTCGCTTCTGAATGTTTGCCATGGTGCGCCTCCTTTTGGTGTTGCACCCTTGGCCCTTTTATGGTACAATAAAAGGGCGCAAAGGGGCCTTAACTTTGGTCGGTTGGGGTCTTTGCTCACTTTTCCGCTCCCGGTGTTGGCGCACCGGGGGCGGTTTTTTTATTTTCTTATTCCCACAGTTCTGGGCAGAGGGTTGGCTGGACGGTCTGGAGCCGGTAGGTGGCCAACTCCTCAGAGACCCCCATGCTGGCCGCTGCGGTGGCCACAGGGAAGGCCAAGAGGTTTTGCAGGTCATAGTCATCATAGAGAAGATCAGCGGCAAAATGGTCGGCTTCTGTTTCATATCGGCTGGAGACCATGAAGGTGCGGGTGTCCATGAATATCCGATTAAAGCCCCGGTGGAGGAGGGAGTGGCCCAACTCATGGGCGCACACAAAGCGGGCGGTGGCCTCGTCCAGCCCCGGATCCAAATAGATGATGTGGCACCGCTTCAGATATTGATAAAAGCCCCGCACCCCGACAAGGGGCGTATAGATAACAATGTAGCCCAGCGCCTCCGCAATTTTGAAGGGGTCACGGGTGCCGAACTTCCGCACCAGCTTCTCCGCAAGGCGTTTAATATCCAATGGTGCTTTACTCCTTCCTGTGCTTCTTGGGGGTAAACCGCTCCTTGTTTTTTACCTTCGCAGCTTCCAGTCCCAGCTTCATGGCGGCTCTGATACTCTCCCGGGCTTCATCACTCATTGGGTCGCCGTCAAACATAAGGTCGCCGCCGGCGTCCAACTGGGTCATAATCCGCTCCAGATCCTTGGCTATATCCCGCTCGTCCTTTTCCGTGATGGCGGGGGTGGTTTCACTCCAACCCATGAGGTAAGCCGGGGTAACAGACAAAACTTCTGCAATTCTTTTCAGCCTGTCAAGGGGAATGTTTGTGACAACACCAGTTTCGTATTTGAAAATTGTTTGCTTTGTGGTGCCACACATAACACCAAGCTGCTCCTGCGTTAGCCCCTTATTCTCTCGGGCTATTTTTATCCGTTCTCCTATCGTCATCTTGGACACCTCCCGGTTGGTAACTTAAGAATACCACAAAAAAAGTATTAAATCAAGTAAAAAATCACTTGACAAGTTACAAAGAGTGATGTATGATTGAGGTAACTTCAAAAGTTACGGAGGTGAGAAAAATGGTCAATGTTGATAAACTGAGGGGAATTATCGCAGAACGGGGCCTTTCCCAGCGGAAGGTTGCAGAACGGCTTGGTATGACGGAGAAAACATTTTATACGAAGATGAAAAATGGTGTCTTTGGAACCGATGAAGCGTATGAACTGATTGCAATTCTTTCCATCGAAAACCCGGCAGACATTTTTTTTGCGGAAAAAGTAACTTAAAAAGTTACCATCCAAAAAGCCTGACAAGGGAGGGTGCCACCAGACTACCACATGACCTATCCAATAAAACGGACTGAAGGGGCAAGCAGAAGCCCGAAAGGAGAAGTGTTCTATGCTGAAAATCTACCATGATTTCTATGGAGGTCAAGCCGCTATCCGCACATTCAGAAGCGGAGCCGCCCGGCTGACCGTCCGCACTGCCAACGGCAAGCTGACCCATGCCAAGAACTACAAGACCGAGCGGGGCGCCCGGATCGCTATGGGCCGCCTTTCCGATGGGTGGTACCCGGTTGGAGCCACCCCGAAGGGGGGAAGCGTATGCCACGCATGAGAACCGCCGGGAAGGTGCTGGAGATCATCAAAGAGGAAGACCCCGGCACCGAGGTCTCCATACAGTACATCCGCTATCTCATTAAGTCCGGCGCTGTCCCCAGCGTGACCGTGGGGCGGAAGAAGTTGGTGGACGCCGACATGGTGATCCAGCACATCGCCGCCGGAACGACCCCCGCCATGCCGTCCAGATCCACCGACATGGGCCAGATTGTCCCTATGACCGGGAAACTGCGGCGGGTGGCAACATGAGCAAGAAGGAGGTGTAACCGTGAAAACAATACCGTTTACCGTTAGGATCCGGGTTTCCCGAACACTGACCCGGGAGGAACTGCGGCGGTATCGCCGGAAGAGAGCAATCCTTTCCGTGGGTGCGGCCATCGTCGGCGTCTTGCTCGGGTTGGCGTTGTCCAGGTTTCTTTGCTGGCTGGCTATGAATTAAGGAGGAAATCAGAAATGATTACGATTGATAAGGTTCAGAGGCTCGTTTTTGACACCATGATTAAGGGTGATCGCATTTGGCAAATCCCTCTTGTCGGGAACAAAATCGCTTTCACAAATGGGTTTGCAATTTTTGTAATTCCCAAGAAGAGGTGCCTTTTTAACCTCGATATGATCCCGACCCTTGAATACAAAATCGAGGGAAAGGATGAAGGCCTGCCCCAGATCAGGGACACTGGTATATGTAGTATCAAGGATGGAAGAACTTTGAGCAAATACCAGTCTGAGGACGGAAGCGTTGTGTCCTATGCTGATAAGAAGTGGATTTCTTTTTTCGCTGGCGCTAATCTCTATTCCAAGGGCGGGGCGGATCCGATTTATGCCCGTGACGCAATCGGAAACCTGCTTGGTATGCTTCTGCCGGTAAGGGTTAGTAAGCCTTTCTGACGGGGGGTAAGTCAGTGGATAGTAGAAAAATAACCACGGAGACCCGCCGGGAGGCCCATGAAGCCATCAAGCCCTGCAAAGGCGCCAGACACCAGAAAATCCTTGAAGCCATTGTAGAGCATGGCCCTATGACGGTGGACGAGCTGATGGTGGTGCTGGGCTACCCTGACCCCAACCAAGTTCGCCCCCGATTGACCGAGTTGACACAGGCTGGGGCGCTTCAGACGATAGAAAAGCGACCGAGCCGCCGCAGCGGGAAAATGGTGGCTGTTTGGGCCATCAACGAGCAAAAAGAAACCGCCCCCGGTGCTGCGAACACCGAAGGCGGCAAGCCGTCCGAAGACTAAACTACACCGCTATTATAAGCGGTAGATTTGGAGAAATCAAGATGTCGAAGCAAAAAATCTACACTTTCAGGGTTACTCACCCTGATTACCCCACCCAGACAGTTACCGCCGAAAATGACAAGATGGCCATATATAAGGCGGCCAAGCTGTGGGGGCTGGGGCGTAACTGGAATAGCGTTGTGGATGACGCTATCCCCCTACGGCTCGGGGAGGTGAAGGCATGAACGCACAAATCAGCCTTTGCGACGAGAAGATCCTGGACAGCTTTGCGGGTGGCGGCGGCGCCTCCACCGGCATTGAGTTGGCAATAGGCAGAGTGGTGGACTATGCCATTAACCACGACCCGGCCGCCATCCTCATGCACAAGACCAACCACCCCTTCACGGCCCACTACCAAGCCAGCGTATGGGATTTGTGGCCTGACGAGATCCTTCACGGTAGCAAGCTGGGCCTTGCCTGGTTTTCGCCCGACTGTAAGCATTTCAGTAAAGCGAAAGGTGATAAGCCGGTAGACAAGAATATCCGGGGCTTGGCATGGGTGGTACTGCGGTGGGCGCTTCTGGCCCCGCCGAGGGTCATTATGTTGGAGAATGTGGAGGAGTTCCAGACTTGGGGGCCGCTTATCTGTGTTGGCAAGGACGAGGAGGGGAAAGAACTGTGGAAGCCGGATCCAGACCGTAAGGGCGAGACCTTCAAGGCCTTTGTCGGTATGTTGGGGGCCGGTATTTCCCCGGATCACCCTGCGCTCCTGGAGGCCTGCGAGTTCCTGCAAATTGCCCCGGAGAGCGAAGAGGCTGCCCGGCTGGTCAAAGGGCTGGGCTATGATGTGGATTATCGGGAATTGGTGGCCGCTGACTATGGAGCAGCCACCACCCGCCGGCGGATCTTTAGGGCTATGTTGTGGATTAGGGGGAATTGGTGCCCGCTGACTATGGAGCAGCCCCCCCCCGCCGGCGGTTCTTTATGATTGCCCGCTGTGACGGTAAGCCCATTGTCTGGCCCGAGCCTACCCACGCCCCCAGAGACAGCGAGGATGTCGCCACGGGGAAGAAATTGCCGTGGAAGAGTGCGGCGGAGATTATCGACTGGTCTCTTCCGTGTCCGTCCATCTTTGATACCCGGAAGGAGATCAAGGAAAAGTATGGTCTGGTTGCCCAGCGCCCCCTCCGCCCCAACACAATGCGCCGGGTGGCCCGGGGGGTTGATAAGTTCACCATTAAGAACGGAACCCCGTTTATTGTCCCCACTGGGTACGGTGAGCGGCCGGGGCAGGCTCCAAGGATCCATGACATTGGCGCCCCGATACCAACAGCGGTTGGAACTGTCAAGCATGGGGTGTGTTCCTCTTACATGGTGCAGGTCAACCACGCCGGTGATTTCCGGGGGCAGGAGGTAGATGAACCGCTCCAAACCATTACGGCGAAACTGGGTACTGGTGTTGCCGCTCCTGTTCTTTCCCCGTGGACATCAACAAACACGACCAACAGCACCGGGGCCTTGGTAGATAAGCCGATGATGACGGCGAGGACGGGGGGAGGCGGTGGGCAAATGCTTTTGACCCCCGTTATGACTGCCCTCGGGCAAACCAGCGGCGGGGATCGTTGCAGAAGCGTCACGGCCCCCATTCATACGCAGGTATCCAAGGCGGAGGAGTGTCTGGTGGCCCCGTCTCTGATCCAGTACCACACAGAGCAGAGCGAAAAGGTCAGGGGGCAGGACATTGAAGCCCCCATTATGACGATTGACGCCGCCAACCGTTACGGGCTTGTGGCGCCCTCGCTGGTGAAGTATTACAGTGGGGAACAGCATGGCCAAGATGTCGCCGCCCCCTTGCATACCGTTACGACGAAGGATCGGGAAGGGCTAACCACTGTTAACATGGTGAAGCTGAAGGGCGGAGACATCGGTGGCCCGGTTTCTGACCCGGTACCGACTATTACCGCCGGCGGCAACCACCACGGCGTTGTAGTCACCCAGATCGTCAAAGTGGCCCCGGGTGTCAATCTGGGCCACTGGCCAAAAATCCGGGATCTTCTGAATGAGTATTGCGGCTATGATCTGGCAGATGATGATGTCATTCTATTCCTCATTGGCGGGGAATGGTGGGTCATGGTTGATATTGGTCTGCGGATGTTGACCCCGAAGGAGCTATACCGGGCCAGCGGCTTCCCGGACGATTACATTATTGACCGGGACTATTTGGGCAATGAGTACAAGCGGGATAAGCAGGTAGCCCGGTGCGGCAACGCCGTCCCGCCGCCCTTTGCCACGGCTCTGGTGCGGGCGAACTTCCCGGAATGGTGCAGCAGGAAGCCCATCACTTCTATGGAAGAGTTGGAAAAGGCTGTGGCGGTATAAAAATAATCTTTTCAGGAGGAAAAGTGATATGAGCGACCAGAAGAAGGAAATGACCCAGGAGCGTGAAATCGCCATTCTGGAGGGTGCTATCAAGAAGTTTGGCTATCGTGAGCAGGTCATCGTGGCCATTGAGGAGATGGCCGAACTTCAGAAGGAGTTGACCAAGTGGCTGCGTAGCAAGGGCAAAACCGCCGGGCTGCTGGAGGAAATGGCCGATGTCTCCATCATGCTGAACCAACTCCAGTTGATTTTCGGGGATCCCACCGAGCAGGAGATCGCCAAGCTGGAGCGTCTGGAAGGGCTGGTGCAGGGTGATGGAAACTAAACCGTATAACCGGGCCAAAATCACCACAGTATGCACCACCAATGAAGCCCGGGAGTATTTCAAGCAGAAGGGGCTGACTTACGATGACATCACCGAGGGAGACATTTTGATCCTGTCTATGTTTCTGGAAAAGGAGCTGAAAAAGTCCAACAAGATCAGGGAGACATCGGCCACAATGTCCTTGAGCCGCAAGGTAGACATGAAAAAGAAAAGCAACGGCTCCATCATCTGCTGCTTCCTCTATATGAACGCCTACTATTTCACCCGCCGGGAGTGCATTTCATTCAACCGTGATGGCTTCATCGGTTTTGCTGGGTGGGCAGACCAGGGCAATACAAACCCCATTTTGCGGGCCTTTTTGAAGTGGTGTGACTATTTGGGGGAGGGACGAGATGGGTAGTCTTGCCTATAACATGGATTGCATGGAAGCCATGCGGAAAATGCCGGACAAGTATTTTGACCTTGCTGTGGTAGACCCGCCCTATGGCGGCGGTTCACAATTTGTTCATGTAGAGAGAGAGAGAGAGAGAGAGAGAGAGACGGGCTTTGCGGCGGAGCCGCTAACTTCAAAGGCCGCAGGGGTTCCCGGTTCGGCGGTAGGTTTGACCGCTACCATATCGGTGGGCAGGACGGGCGGGAACTCGAAAAAGTACCAAGTCCACCAAGGGGGTGTCTTTAGCCAGGACATCCGACATTGGGACATAGCCCCGCCGCCGGAATACTTTGACGAGTTGGCAAGGGTCAGTAAGGCCCAAATCATCTGGGGCGGTAACTACTTTGATTTACCACCTACCCGTTGCTTTCTGGTATGGCGAAAAACCAATATCCCGCTGGAGGGCTTTTCAATGGCCCCGGTCGAGTACGCATGGACTTCTTTCAATGACAACGCCGGAATGTATGAGTGCTTCTCCAGCGGTGGGAATGGTCGGGAGACCCGCTTCCACCCGACGCAAAAGCCTGTTGCCCTTTATACATGGATCTTTCGCAGATATGCCAAGCCCGGATACAAAATCTTGGATACCCACTTGGGGAGCGGGTCAAGCCGCATTGCCGCCTATGATATGGGGCTGGACTTTGTGGGGTTTGAGATTGACAAAACCTATTTCGACCTTCAGGAACAACGGTTTGCCGAACATACAAGCCAAATAGATTTATTTCATTTAGAAGGTGAAGATTTATGAAGACATATCATGTCTGCCTTGACATAGATGGCGGGATCAGAAATGCCGATACACTCATTGGGTGTATTAAAGTCAATGGCTACCCGCTCGTGCGGGTGGACGAAATCCGGCGCTATCTGAACTACCAGAAAGATCTTGGCCGTAAGGTGCTTCCGTGTGGGGACTGTGACAACTTCGACTATCAAACGGGGTGCAGGGGTCACATTGTAGACGACGAGGGGGCGATGTGATGGATCCGCTACCGCTTATTCCGCTGATACATATTTTCAAAGACCGGGCGGCGTGGCTGGAAGCTCGCAAGGACGGCCTCGGGGCGTCGGACGCCGCTTCAATCCTTGGGATTTCCCCTTGGAAAACCAATGTCCAGCTTTGGCAAGAAAAGACCGAGCTGGTAGTGCCGGAGGACATCGGGGATAAACCCTATGTCCAGTATGGAAACGACGCCGAGCCGCTTCTGCGTCAGTTCTTTGCATTGGATCACCCGGAATATGGCGTGAGTTTCACGCCCTTTCAGATCATCGCAAACCCGGAAATGCCTTTTATCACCTGCACCCCCGACGGGGAACTGGTGGAACTGGACACAGACCGCCGGGGTGGGCTGGAGATCAAAACCACGGAAATCCTGTCCTCCTCTGGCTGGTCTCACTGGGATGGCAAAATCCCGGATTACTACTACGCCCAGGTGTGCCACCAAATGCTTGCCACGGGCTGGGAGTTCGTGGAACTGCTGGTACAAATCAAGTACACCAAGGCGGACGGCGAGGATCGCAAGGAAGTCCGACATTACAAAATTGAACGAACAGACGCCAAGGGGGACATCGACTTCTTGGCCCGGGAGGAAAAGGCGTTTTGGGATTGCGTTGTCAGCCGGCGGCGCCCCGGCCTGAAACTCCCTCCCATTTAAGAAATCATAGGGCGGTGGCCTTAAAAAAGCCATAAGCCAGGCCAGACATACGGGTGCGTGAGCTGCGGCAATAGCTACATTCTCGACGGTCTGGGCCGCCACCATAAGGAGGAAAAAGACATGACAGCACCGAAGAAATGTGAACACTGCGGCGCCAACTTGGACGCCGGGGAGGTATGCACCTGTCAGAAGGATACGGCGGTGACCGCCGAAACCACCGAGGTCACCGGCTCTATGGAGTTCGTTATGGGTGAAAGCCTTGCGGCTCTGCCCGAGACTATCGACTTCAACTATGAACAACTGAAGGCGGGCTTGGCTTTGAGTTTGGCCCACTACGACGGCTTGGTGGTGACCGAGAACGACATCAAGGGGGCCAAGGAAGACCGGGCCAAGCTGAATAAACTGCGTGAGGCGCTGGAGACCCAGCGGAAAGAAGTCAAGCGGGAGGTCATGGCCCCGTACACCAGTTTTGAAACCAAGATCAAGGAACTGGTCGGGATGGTCGATAAGCCCATCGCTGCCATCGACACCCAGCTTAAAGTCTATGAAGACCGCCGGCGGGAGGAGAAGAAAGCCGCCGTTCTGGAGATCTACGAGGAGACCGTGGGGGATCTGCGTGACATTCTCCCCTTTGAGAAGGTGTGGCGGGAAGAGTGGGGCAATGTAAGCGTGACCCAGAAGAAAATCCGGGAAGCCATTGTTGCCCTGGAGGGGAAGGTGGCTTCTGATCTGGGTGTGCTGTCCACGGTCGAAGGTGAGTTTGCCGAAGCTGTGAAGGTGAAGTATCTGGAGGCCTTTGACCTGAATGCTGCCTTGACCGAAAGGAAGAAACTTCAGGACGAGGCGGAGAAACTGCGGCTCTATAATTCCCGGAAGGAAGCCTTTGAAAAGCTGGAGGCGGCGGCCCCTCCCAAGCCGGAGGAGCCGGTGGAGGAGACACCCGGCACCGTTTTGGGTGCTTCGGATACTCCCACCGCAACGCCTACCACCACCCCTGAAAGTGAAAGGCTTTACCTGCTGCGCTTCGAGTGCCACCTGACCAGAGATAAGGCTGCGGAACTGGCCGCTTGGCTGAAGGCCAACAATATCGAATATAGGAGGATTTAATTATGGCTGTCAATAACAGTTTGCAACCCAAAGCCCAACCCCAGAAGTTCAGCGTGGCCATCCGCCAAGATAAGTGGCAGGATCTTATCAATAACACTTTGGGCGATAAAGGCCGGGCGGGGCGTTTTGTTGCCTCGATAACCTCCGCTGTGGCGGTCACCCCCGCCCTTCAGACCTGTGAACCGGGGTCGGTACTTTCTGCCGCTCTGCTGGGTGAGGTTCTGAACCTGTCGCCCTCCCCCCAGCTTGGGCATTTCTACCTTGTGCCGTATAAGCAGAAGGCGAAATTTGATCGGTATGGCAATTTGCTTTCCCCTGAGAGTACTATTGCTCAGTTCCAGTTGGGCTACAAGGGATATATCCAGTTGGCTATCCGTTCCGGCTACTACCGCAAGATTATTGTCCTTCCCATCAAGGAGGGGGAACTTCTTGCGTGGAACCCGATGGAAGAGGATATTTCCGTCCAACTCATTGAGGACGAGGCTGAACGGGAAAGCAAGCCCACCATCGGCTATTACGCCATGTTTGAATATGTCAAGGGTACTTTTCGCAAGGTCATGTACTGGTCGAAGGCCAAGATGGAAAAACACGCTGACCGCTACTCTCAGGCTTTCCATTTGAACGCCGTGGAGGATACGAACCCGAAGTATAGCCGGGTAAGCTATGAGGACTTTCTGGCTGGGAAGTTTCCCGCCAGCGATGAATGGAAGTACTCGTCTTTCTGGTACAAGGACTTTGATGGTATGGCCTGTAAGACCATGCTCCGGCAGTTGATCTCCAAGTGGGGCATTATGTCGGTTGAACTCCAGAAGGCTTTCAGCGCCGACGAGAACGCCGTAAACGCCGATATGACCCCCAATTACTTGGAGCCTGAAAAGGACAATACCCCCGGCCTTCTGCCCCCGGTGGAGGGGGACAATAGCCCCGCTGCGGGGAACCCTGACGGCCCCGAGCAGCCCCCGGAACTGCCGGACGGTATCTTTGACGAGGCACAGCAGATTTAAGAAAAGGATGGCGAGGACATGATCCCTTGGATACAAGTATATTCCAATCTCCCTATGCACCCCAAGACGGACAGGCTGGTGGATGAACTGGGCCTTGCCAGTTCTGCGGTCTCTCCCAATATCGTCGCCGTGGGTATCCTTGTGTCCCTGTGGACATGGGCAATCCAAAACGCCTACGACGGCGACCTGTCAAAATGTAGCCCCAGACTTATCGCAGAAGCCTGCCGCTGGAAGAAGAAGCCGGAGGCCCTGATAATGGGCCTCCGGGCGGCTGGCTGGCTGGACGAGGACATGAAACTCCACGACTGGGAGGAATATGCCGTCCTGCTCATGGACAAACAGGACAGTCAGAAGGAAAAGACACGGAAGCGGGTGCAGCAGTACCGGGAGAAGAAAAACACTCCCAAGGAGTAACGCCCATGTAACGCTATTGTGTAACGCTGGTGTAACGGTTATGTAACGGTTACAGGTAACGCCTGTGTAACGCTCGTGATACGCCATGTAACGCCCCTACCATACCTTACCATACCTATACCTTACCTATATCGTTACATAGTACAAGACTATACACTCTACATCTATCGGGGGGTGGGTATATCTCTAACCCAGGTTAGTGGTATATCCCCCAGCCCCCGCAGAAGGAAGGAAAGACGATATGTTGACTACGCCGGAGGTGAACAAACTCTTTGACCTCCTGAAAGAACTGCATGGGAAAGACAAACCCCGGGATAATCGCACCATCGCCATCTGGTCGAAGGTGCTGGAGCCTTGGACATATCAGCAGGTCAGGGCCGCCGCAATCGAGAGAGCCAGAGGAGGAAATCGGTTTTACCCCGACCCGGCAGAGATCGCACAGTTTCTTCCTGATCCTGCGGTGCCAGTTCCCCAGCCTGTGGTTGGCATGGACGCAAGGGCCAAGGAAGCGCAGGATTGTCTCTTTGCCCGCTGGAAGGAAGCGCAGGAGCGATTGATACCGCTTCGCCACGCTGCTGGGCTTCCTGCTACGATGGACGAGGCCAAGGACGCAGGTATGACATATACGCAGTGGATGACCGCTCTGGAAGCTGCTGGGCTGGATACCCCGGACAGCGTTTGGCACAAGGAGGCTGTGGCCGATGGGACGGCATGAGACTTCTGCTTGGTTCACCGTCTACGAGGCCTACCGTGACCGTCTCGTTGTCATTGGCTACGCCCGGGAATGTGCTGCCTTCATGGGGTGTACGGTCAAATCGTTCCGTGAATTGGTTTCAAGGGTCAAGAGCGGAAAGGTAAAAAGCCACTGCATTGTCGTGGAGGATCTGGAAGCTGGTACCTATGCGGTCTATGGGGGAGACAACACCGGGGAACTGCGTGGACGGCCCAAGACGGTGGATGATGGACTTGCGGAGGAGTTATACGCCGCCGGTCTCAATGATCCTGATATTGCCCAGCGGCTCGGCGTGGATACCCGCACAGTCTGGACTTGGAGAAGAAAGAACAACCTGCCCCCCAATGCAAAGCGGGGAAGACCGAGGAAAAGCGTGGCATAGGGGCGGCTTTAGAAAACTTTAGGTTTGGAGGAGAAGTGAAATGGCGATTAAGAATTATACATCCAGCGTGGATGTCTATACCAGTCTGGGCGAGATCCAGGGGGCTTTGGCTGGTCATGGCGCCCGTCAAATCATGGTGGACTACGACGACCAGGGCAAGCCCCAGGGCGTGACCTTTGCCATCGAGACACCGGCGGGCCGCCGGGGGTTTATGCTTCCGGCCAATATTGACGGCGTTATGGCTGTCTTTGCGAAGCAGCGGGTGAAGGCTGACCGGGAGCAGGCGGCCCGGACTGGCTGGCGCAATATCCGGGACTGGGTGCTGGCTCAGATGGCCATTGTGGAGGCGGGTATGGTGCAGATGGACGAGGTCTTTCTTCCCTATCTGACCGATGGCCGGGGGAATACACTCTATGGCCTTTACCAGTCCGGGCAGTTGGCTCTTGGGGATGGGGGTGAATGATATGGCGATGAAGGCTTATAGAGCATGGGACAATGGATCCGTTGAAAATTATATGACCATCGTTTTCGCTGAAAATGCAAGGGAGGCAAAGAAAATTGCCGCCACCTGTGAAGTTTGCGAAAATGCACAGTGGGTAGACATTCGGGTGAAGCGAGAGCCAAAGGCTGATCCTCTCTACAAAGGCCGAGATGAAGCAGACTGGTATGACATGGAGACCCGGCTGGCGTTAGTCCGTGATTTGGGATGGGCTTGTGTGGATACCGATGGGGACTGTGATGACTGCCCAGGGAAAAAGTATTGCCGGAACTGGGAGTGGGAGGAAAACCATGAGACTGATTGACGCATATGGGAGTTATACGCTTAATGCAAATGATAACACTGGATGTTCTCTTGGCTTTGGGGGCGGCATTATTAGCTTTTCAGATAAATATGGGCATATCGTAGCAGAGTTTGACGCAGATGACGCCCCAGCCGTAGACCCGGTGAAGCATGGGCGGTGGCTTGAAAAGCGGATAGTGAGATATAACGGCACCAAGCCGTACACCCAATTCGCCCATGAATGCTCCGAGTGCAAGTGGCTTAACAAACGCAAAAAGGGATGGCACACAAAATTCTGCCCCAACTGCGGGGCGAAGATGGACGGAGGTGGGGAAGATGTACATTGATCCGTTCTGGGTCGGGGTTGCAGCGACGATTTTGGTTGAGGTGGCCCTCCTTGTCGTGGTGGGGCTGCTCAACATGAAGAAGTGAGGTGTGGGGAATGACCCGTAAGCGTCGCAAATGCTTTGTCGGTGACAAGGCGGCATACTTCCACGGGATTTTCCAGTATGCAACGGTCATTGAGCCGTCCCCTATGGTGGGGGGCCACCCAGGTGGGCAGATTGCCTATCCTGTGGCGGTAGTGGAAATGCAGGACGGTACATTGACCACGGTTGGAGTTAGAGATATTCATTTTTCTGGGGGTGATTAAATGAGCCAAGCAAGGGAGCCTTGGTGGGGGTTTTGCCGGAATATCGTGCGGATGTACCCGGCCTATCTGGAGCGGTACCGGGCTTTGCATGATGTCAGCATGACAGCGAACTATACAGGGCTTCCGGGGGGCAGTACCCCCAGCCGTTCCACCGAGGATGTGGCCACCCGGGAGCTGACCCAGACCGAACAGAAAAGCCTTGACGCTGTGGAGGCCGCTATCAGGGCCACACAACGCCGCCCGGATGGAGCGGAGCGGCTGCGGCTCATTGGCCTTGTGTACTGGCCCAGGCGGTATGACCAGGCTGATACGATTGAAGGCGCTGCCGACAAAATCCCAGTAAGCAGGCGGACGGCCATGCGGTGGCACCGGGACTTCATTCTGACGGTGGCCCGCTTCCGTGGCTTCTTGGATTGAAAAAGTTGGCACTTTTTGGCCACTTTTCTGTGCTATAATGCTATCGTGGTGTAGGCTCAATAGGGGCCTGCACCACCGTCTTTTCCATGCCGCCCAACACCCCGGGCGGCACTTCTCCTTCTGGGGGCGGCGGGATCTGGCACCCGCCGCCTTTATGCTGCCATAGTTCAGTTGGTAGAACAACGGATTTTTAATCCGTGGGTCTCGGGTTCAAGTCCCGATGGCGGCACCATTATCTGAAAGTGTGAGGTGGTGAGTATGCGTGGCGTTGACGCCGAAACAACAGCGGTTTGCTTGCGAGTACACGATGGATTTCAACGCTACCGCTGCCGCTATCCGGGCCGGGTACAGTAAGAAAACGGCGTCGCAGCAGGGCCATAACCTGTTGCAAATGCCGGAGATCCAAGCGGCCATCAAGGAGGAATGTGCCAAACGGCGGGAACGGACTAAAATCACCGGGGATATGGTCATTGACGAATTGGCCAAGATCGCCTTTGCCAACGGCGCAGTTTACTCCCGTGTTGTGGATAGAACTGTAAAAGCCACGAAGACGGACGATTTGACCGCAGACCAGAAGGCGGCTATATCCTGCATTGAAAAAACAAAGTTCGGGATAAAGGTCAGCACCTACGACAAGGTGAAGGCTCTGGAGTTGCTGAGTAAATACCTGGGTCTATTTGAAAATGGCGGCGACGGGAAGGATGGGGGCGTTACCATTGTCGATGACATATAGGCTGTCGGAGGTCATGCCCCCCGCCTTTTTTGACCTTCACCGTCAGATAAAGGCCGGAACTGTCAGCGAGGCCCTATGTAAGGGCGGGCGTGGCGGCGCCAAGTCTTCTTGGATCTCCGAAGAGATAGAAAGCCAAATGATGAAGCACCCCGATACCCATGCGGTAGTCCTCCGGCGCAAGGATAACACCCTGCGTCGGTCTGTTTATAACCAGTACCTTTGGGCGCTGGAGCAGTTGGGCATGAGGAAGAAGTGGAAGGCCACGGTCAGCCCTATGGAGTTGACCTATCTCCCGACGGGGCAAAAGATCATGTTCTTTGGCTTGGATGATCCGGGCAACCTGAAATCCATAAAGCTGCCCTTCGGGTATGTGGCGTATATCCACTTCGAGGAGTTGGATCAGTTCGACGGCCCGGAGTCCATCCGAAATGTGGAACAATCCCTTTTGCGTGGTGGCCCTATTGCTATCACATTCAAATCCTTCAACCCGCCGGCCAGTGCTTCAAACTGGGCAAACAGGTACGCACTGGAGCCGAAGCCGGGCCAGATTATCCACCACAGCACCTACCTTGACACCCCTTCGGATTGGCTTGGCCCCCGGTTTATCGCAGACGCCGAGCAACTGAAGAAGATGAACCCCACAGCATACCGCAACGAGTATCTGGGGGAAGTCACCGGAAGCGGGGCCAATGTCTTCGACAATGTGAAGCTGGAGCCTATATCGGATGACCTGCTTGCGGGCTTTGACCGTATCTATATGGGGGTGGACTGGGGCTTCTATCCTGATCCTTGGGTATGGAACAAAATGCACTATGACCCCGCCCGCATGACGCTTTACATCTTCGACGAGGCCCGGGAGTATCGCAAGGGCAACGAGGAAACCGCCCGGATCCTTCGGGAAGAGCATGGGGTGACGGATAGCGACCTGATAACGGCGGACAGCGCCGAACAGAAAAGCGTCGGAGATTATAAGAGTTTCGGCCTATGGTGCCGGGGGGCAATCAAAGGCCCCGGCAGTGTGGATTACTCCATGAAATGGCTGGGGCGG